CTCTGAATTTGCGAAATCGCTTTTCTAAGACCATAGTCTCCACTATTGACCGAAGAAACATTCTTTAGTTCCCAAAAGCGTTCTCGCCAAATATAATCAGATGTCCTAACATTTTGTTTGTCAATTTCTTTTTGAAGTGTAACATCGCCACCAAATTCTTTAACAAGCCATTCGGCTGTTTCAATCTCTTGTTGGTGGTGTGCTTTTTTATACCCTTCTTCCAAAATGACCTTACCGACACCAGGCTTGGCGGTATCGCAATACTCTTGCGTAACATCTGAAAAAGGATTGGATTTTAAGAGCTTAGGTTCTTTTGTAATGGATTTTTGGTACTTTGGCACATTCTCTCGAACATAATCTCTATGTATGCCTTTTTGGGTGCAGAATTCTCTGTAAACCCTCTGCTGAGCTGTTATTTTTTTTTGAATTTGTTTGGCGCCTGCTTCATCTCCCGATTCCAAAAGGGCGTTTTTCTGTTCCTTAAGCGTTCTCAAGCGTGTTTCCATAGCCCTGGCTTTTTGGGTATCGTCATATTTGGCCGTGCTTGATTTTTTCAGTTCTTCAAGCTGTTCGTCTGTATAAGCGGGAGAGCCTATATCAACAATAACGGGGATTGCAAAGTGTTTACAGTTCCATTCTGTAATCTTTCGAGGGAAGCCTTTGTATTTTCTGCCCTGAATATCTTTGCAGTCCATTCCGCTTTGCATTTTTTCAAATTCTTCGTTTGTAAAGCGGTGTCCTTGAACATTGACATGGTCGGGAGCCGATATAGCGTGAGCTGTGAGTTCGACGCCGTTTGCCCCAAAGGCTTTGCCGTGATAGTCCATTACCGTTTGATTGAGCTGCTTTGTGCCGTCTAATATGTTTTGCCTAACGGCGCTGTCAAGCCGTCTGTGGTATCCGCTCATATACTCAATACAGCGCGTTCCTTTACCGAGAGACAACATTGCTCGCTTCATTGCGGTATGATAATCTATGCTGCCGCTCTGTACTTCATATATAGCTTGGTCAATCACTCTTATATAAGTTGAACGAATGTCGGCGTAAGTGCCGTCAGGCATTTGATAAAACAGCGATGTAGTGTTTGACAAATTGCGGATTGCTTCTTGCGTTTGTTTTATAACGGAAGTTAGGGCAGTTTGCAGATATGCATCTGTTATATAGGTCTTGGGCACAAGCCCTTTGGCCTCGTAATACATCTTAGCGAAGGAATCGTCCTCGGCTGCTACCTCGGTTAAAATACGCTCTATTTCCGCATCGCTTTTCTTCGTGAAACGGGCTATTATTCGCTCAATTTCGCTGATATCCGCTCCGGCATAGGCTAAGGCGTTGGTTAGCTTGTGTATATCGCTCTTCTTAACCTTGCCAATATAGTTAATTCGTGCTGCGATAATTGCCGTTGCTTCAAGCGACATTTGCTGCATTATCTCGGCAAGATAATCGGGTAACTGCTCAAGCCACTCTGAGCGCATCAAGTTATTCATTCATTGCCGCCTTTAGTTGCTTCTGCACTTCTTCATTTTGTTTTGCCTCAATATCCTCAACATATTCGGCTGCTTCTTCGGGTCTTAAGTTGAGCACCCACGCGGTCAAGTCTTCAGTCTTTATGGCATTGCGATCAAGCGACTGTATGAGCTGATTGAATTTTTCGCTCGTCTGCTCGATGTAATCATATGACCAATCATGTTGTAACTCCCACTTGCCATCGGGCGTGACGGAATTTAAATTCATTATTATATTGACGGCATTAAATAATTCTTTGTTGCCGTGCTCAATGCGTCGGCGAAAACTCTTGACAAAAGCAAAAGTCTTTTTGAGGCTGTTTTTCAGCTCTGTGGCTGTTGCGAATGATGTTTCGGGTGATGTGAATATGCCTCTTGAAAATCCGCAACACAGCTCAAGAATAGATAAGTTAAAATCATTAGCAGATTTGAATTCTTCTTCCCGGATAGAAGGGGAGTAATCGTAAATCTGTGAAGTTATACCGCCGTCAACACCTCCACGGACATTTATAAATTCTTTAGATGACGAGAGTTCAAGCCTATCGTTTTCAGCTCTTTTGAATAATGTTCTATCGGCAAATATTCTTGACTCTTTGCGGTCAAACTCATCGTTGTACTGCTCATATTTCTTTTTGATGTTGTCTATGATTTCGGCGCACCCGAATGTAATCGGTACACCGTTTGCGGAATTATAATTATCACGGTTGATGGTAGGGCACTTATACCGCCCTAACAAAAGCTGATCCGCAACAATATATTCTTCGGTTGTGATATCTTTCCATATTGTTTTGGTTATGTCGATTTCATCCGTGCCCTTATATGCGAAGCGGTTAATGAGAACAACTCGCCTATTTTCTTTCGTTTGTAAAGATTGACTTTCAAACAGTCTGTAAGTGGCTGTTTTTGTTTCGTACTCATCCAGCTTAATGACAACTCCTTTAAGTCGATATCCTATTGAGGAAGTTATCAAGAAATCATCCGAGCCGATAACATTAAATCCGATATCGTCTCCGTCTGTATACGGTCTTATAAGGCAATCGCCTGTTCCAAGAGCCACCTCGGCCGCCACCGAAAGAATGTTGTCGACATAGTAATATAAAAGGTCTTGTATCGCTTGCGCTCTTGCTGAGTTTCCGACAACTTGGATGTCGCTATCGTCAACGGCTATGTTGGTAACAACATTAGCACCTATTGCGGTGGGATTTATCCCTTTGTCGCTATATTTGATTTTTAGATCCTTCTTTTTTTGCAGTTCGAGTCCAAGCCGATTTGCAATCTTAAGGATTATCCCTTCAATCATCGAATTCATCTTCTACATCATCCTCATTCATAACTTCGTCAATATATAAATCTGCTCGCCTTGTCTCCATTATTACACGGTTAAGACCGTAAATAAGAGCCATAATGCAGTCCTCGTTAAGTCTTGGATACTCGCTTGAGAATGTTCCGTCCTTGAGCTGTTCAAATTCAAGCGTTGTCAACTCTTTATATAGGTGCGGCGTTCGTTCGGGGTCAACAACTATCTTGTTACATTGCCTCAGCCATTCCCAACAGTAATCACGGCCATTGTTTGCACCCCAGCGTTTCTTGGCGCCTATAATATCAAATCCCCAATCCTGCATCTCCTTAATGTTGTCAGGGCGTGCAGAATCGGCAAGAATTTCGACATTTTTATATTGGCTTATTTTCCGGGCAAATGTACTGTTCTTGCACCTTCTCGAATATATCTCTTCAACAGGATATAAAATATCGGTGTCGCTGTCATAATATGCCTTAATAAAGACCTGCGGATGTTCATATCCGAAGTCTAATCCGTAATTAAAATACGGAAGCTCTTGGATGAATTCATCCGTAAGTTTCCGTGTTTCGATGTTCTCAAATATTACTCCGCCTGTTCCTGTAACTTCTCCGAGATAGTTGTTCTGATAATATCTTGGTTTATGCTGTTTGAACCATTCGGCACGCTCAAAAAAGCGTTTTCCGAGCCATTTTTTGGGGACGTTGTAATAATAAGAGTGAGCTATAAATGTGCTTGGGTCATTGCGCTTTTCTTCGACATAAGCGTTCATAAAATTATTAGCACTTTGAGGTGGGTTGAAAATCTTAACATCAAGAGCCGGTGTGTCAGAACGAAGAAACGTGTCTTCAATGTTATCCATCTGCGCAACTCCTGCCATTTCGTCCGCTTCTTCGTGCAGAAGCATTTTGACATAGCCGAAAGTTACATTGTATGATTTCAAGCTTATAGGCTTGTCTGCACCTACAAACAGCACTTGCTGTCCGGTCTTTTTATATACAGCTCGCATAGGCGAAGTGGTGAATTCCCAATCGTCAATTCTTCCGTGGCGGATTATCGTTTTCATAAACTGGTTATATACAGAGCCGCGCAGGTCGGTTTTGTATCTTCGGGTAAATACACAATGCGCCTGCTCGTCATTATAGATTGTTTCTTCGACAATCGCCGCCCAAAAGTTAGATTTGATTGAACCACGTCCACCTTTTGAGATAATCTCGTGAACATCTGATTCGCCGTTCCATACCTCGTGAATAAGTCGATAGACATTGACAAAGTCTGTTGTTATATCTGTAATCGGTAAGTGGTATTCGTCTTTTGTTTTTTGTTCATCCGTACCGACATATCTCTGTACCGCTTCGAATGCTTTGACATTTCCTGTAACCGCCGCTTTTACGAGTCCTGCAGCCATAAGGGCGTTAACAGTCAAATCCTCGTCTCCAAGTTCGCTCGCAAAGGCCTTAACCGTCTGCTTGTTCTTTCCTTCGAGAGAAGAATTGAGGATATCTTTCATCAGCTCGGCTGTCTGCTTTTTCTTCCGTCTTGCTTCTCCTGAGGCAATTCCGCCCTTTCTGCCGTTTTCTCTTACTTCTCTCGGGCTTCGTTTGTTGTTAGGTATAAGATTTTCGGCGTTTGGCATTAAATCACCTTACTGTTTGGTATAGCTTGCTTTGAGCGTGCCCTTGCGCCGAGAGTGTGTTTTTTCCATAAGACTTTCTTTTTGCTCAAAGTTACCATTACCCTGTGAATAGTATGTTATGGTTTCACCGTTTGCGTGTGTATACTCGAGGGCGTAATAATTACCCTTATTTGCGCTTATTTTTGCTTCATTAAACTGTCTCGCAGCTTCCTTAAAATATTTTAAGGAAGACTTGCCTTTAGCGGTACTGCTTGTTGCTCCTCTGCCACCGAAATATTGTAACTCTATATTAAGCATTGTCATTCTCCTTTTGGGCATAAAAATACCGCTGACTGTTGAGTCAACGGTAAACAATAAGTATATTTACAGCGATAGGCGCCCGGATTTCCACCGGGGCCTCAACACGATGGAAGCGTACTCATCCTATACTACTACCTATCGCCAATGTAATTATCCCATGTTTTTTTTACATTGTCAACCATTTTCTTCTCCTCTGCCGTTAAGTTGGCATATCCCTTGGGTGTATCGTTTTCGTTATGTGTATAACCATGATGGACATGGGGTATCACATCATCATGAGGACTTTTCAAATCAATGGTTTTTGTCCTTTTGTTTTCTTTGCTGTAATAAGAAATAAAACGAGGAGTTTTATCGCTTCCCAATGTAACATACACTCGTCCTTTTGTCATTGTTTCCAATGGTGCCGAAGCGGCTCCTTTGTTTTTCTTAACAAATTTTATATTGCCGCTTGTTAAAACGGATGTATATTCTTTCCCATAAGGAATACCCTTACCTGATATTCCGCTACTTGCTCCTCTTCCGCCCATAAAATCATTCTTTTCCTTTTACTGTTTTAGTCATAAAAACCGCTGGCTCAGACAATCAACGGTTTTAGGCGTCAGTTGTCGCAATACTCCCTTTGGACGATTTGCTTTGCTTGTTCTTCTGTAATAATCTCATTCCATCTATGCCAAACCCCTTCATCGTCTCCCCACGGAAGACCACAGCAGTTAGATGTGTATTCAATTATTTCGCTTGATTTTGCTTTCGGATGTTCTTCGATATATGCAATAATCTGCTCTGTTACATTGGAACACTTTTCGGGATATTTCTTTTTAGACCGTTTGCAATCGGCTATAACGCCTAAAACAAAATAATCATAGCTATCTGATACGCTTATAAGCATTTCCCTTAATTGATTAAGCCGTTCGTTTTCAGAGCTTTTCTTTTGAGAGTATTTCATAGCTGTTGTACCCACCGTTTCTCACTTTATATACATGATTTCCCGAATAGTGCAAAAATGTGCTTTTGTCTTTATATTTAGCATAATATAAATCGTCAATTTCTCTAATGATTTTCCCATATTCTTTCTTGGGAAGAGAAATTGTAGTACGCTTTTGAGCAAAAAGCTGTATGTTGATTTTAAGCATTTTTGGATGCGATGTTGAAAAGGCTCCTCTTCCACCCATTATATCTTATCCCTTTGCATTTTTCAATCTCTCGGTAACCTTGTTTTCGTAATAATACACAGGAATATCCTTATAATCGTACTCAACCTCTCCGCCATATACTAAAATTGCATACGGTTTTATGCGTTTTATCATCTCATCCATACCGCTTCGCCATATTTGCATTGAGAAATCATTGTTTTTTACTCCGATTGTGCTTGTAGCGACAACCGAGCCTTCGGCGATTCCGTCAAAGCAGAAATCGAAGGTCTCTGTCTCTGCCCAGCTTACCGTTGGGATAACATCGATTCCTTGGTCTTGGAAGAATTGTCCTATAAGGCGACTGCGAAATATGTTCCATATCTTCATCGACATAGGCATATCCATATACAAGCTGAAATCGGGAGTCAAAAAGCACTCAAATTCCGATATTCTGTCCGTGTACTTGTGCGGACTGTTCCAAAGTCTCTCAAATTGATAATCGTCAACAAAACAGTGAATGCCTTTATCTGTGTCAGTACTTGAAAGCATATAATTAAAGCCAATTAAGTCTGTCGGGATAATAAGGCACTTTTCAAGAGTCGGCATTTGATAAAATCCTGTTGTTCTTTCGAGGTCAACAAGGTCAAGATTGTAAATTCCGTAGGTGTTCTCTCTGTGGGACTTTTTCTCAATTTCGATTTTTTCATCTTCGTTGTCGGATATGTCAAAATCAAAAACGGTCATATCAATATCAAATATGCCGTCAAGCTCAAGGTCGAGAAGTCCTTTGTCCCATTTTGCCTTTTCGGCAACTTTGTTGTCTGCGAGTCTGAAGGCTTTAATTTGCTCTTCGGATAAGTCGTCGGCGACAACACACGGAACCTTTGACAGCCCGAGCTGCTTTGCCGCCTTGTATCTTGTGTGTCCGCAAACGATAGTGTTATTTTTATCAATGACTATCGGTACCTTGAATCCGAATTCGTGAATGCTTGCCATAACAAGAGGTACGGCATCGTCATTATCTCGCGGATTGTATTTGTAAGGCTTAATTTTGCCTATTGCAATTTCTTGTATTTTCATTTTCTGCTCCTAAAAAATGTGGCGGCTATATAAAATAGCCGCCCTTTAAAGAAAGGAGGTAATGAAAAAGTCCCTGTGGTTTTCTCATTCCACAATATTATAGTAACATATATACAACGGGAATTGTGGGAAATTTTCAACGGTTATTTCTCAAATACCTTCCTAACTTCTTGCTTACCGAGGTTCTGTCGCTGTGGATCTCGTTGGCTATTTTTTCGTAAGTCATAAACTGCAAAAAGCGCTTCTGCATTATAAATTTTATTTCTGCGTCTTTAGTATTTTCAATAAAAGCACATATTTCTTGCTCTTTGGACAGCGCTTTTTCGATAGCTTCGTTATATTCATTTATAAGCGCTGTTCTTTTAATTGCTATTCTTTCGACCGGAGATGATGATACGCCTAATCCGGTTGAAATACCGGTATAACTTATGCCATTAAGGCCATCTTCATTACTCAACTCGTCAATGCGCCGCCGCAAATATTCTATTCGCTTACGGAGATAAAATAATCCGTTCAGTTCTTCATAAGTCATACCAAAATCACCGCCCAACATATAAAAACGAGTAATTTCAAAAACACCTTTGAAATTAAATAAACGGATAATACCGCCGCTCCGATGAAAACAAGAATGACTGCAATGATTTCTATGTATTTTCTCATATCATCACTCCTTTTTTTGATAAATACTTATCCGATTTAGATTATCTGCGTCTACCGAGAATTTCAACAATTTATTCTTGTCAATATTTTTCTCTGTACACTCCATTGTTTATTCCTCCAATGCTTTTTCTGCTGCTCGACAATTTGAAATAATAAGTCCCTTTGCAATATCACCGCGAACAGTAAAGGGATATTCGTCACTTGGCAAATGTACCCATTCGGAACGGTTGGTGAAATCTTCACATTTCTCAGCGAACATTGTGTTAAACTCATCCGCATTATTTGCTGTCGCCATTTCATAACACGCCTTAAAATGCAGACAATCTCGACAATTCATTCTGTATCACTCCTTAACAATTCGGGGTTGTCGTGTATGTTTCCGATAACTTCACAGCAAACCGTTGTTTCGCTTTCATACAAGTAATCCATTTCTACGGTTTGTCTGTTTGTAAAACATATTCCGTCCCACTCAACATACAAACAATTTGCACCACAGCAATTATATTCTTCACACTCGAATGTGCTTTCAACCATAACCATTTCACCGTGATTATCTTTCGTAGGCACACCGTACGCCCACTCGCCGTTATCTGTCCGTTTACCTCTAAACAAAATCACTCTCATTATTCCTCACCAACCAATTCTTTTAAGAGATTAGTAATAAAATCGTCAAATTTTGCTTTGAATTCGAGAACTTCATTTGACAAACCCGTATTTGCGGCAAGCAAATTTTCGTTGTAATCTTTTAATTTTACAATCTTGTTTTGCAAATCTGCCGTATATGCCTTCTGTTCACTTATTCTATTCTTTAACCTCTCAATCTCTGCGTCTTGTCTTTCTATGACTTCTGCACAAATCTTGATTTTTGCTTTTGCACTATCAGCCTCAGCCTTTTGGCGTTTGATAAGGTCAAGAGAATCTTTTGCAATTTGCCGTTGACAAAGCGGAAATTCATACCTCGGAGAATACGGACATTCTCTACATTTTGAACGATTCCAACATAAGCACTCCAAAGCCTTTATAATCTCGTTATCTGTCATACAGTCTTTACATCTTGCTATCTTTGCCACATCAGCCGTAGGCGTTAGTCTTTCGTCATTGATACCTCTGTGGCAGTCTTTGAAGCACTCGCATTTTTCAGCTTGATTTGAGAAGTCATAATATTCGTGATTTGCACCGTCAGCCTTTGAAAATTGTGCGCAGACTTCGTAATGTAAACAATTATCTTTGCAATTCATTTTTCCCCTCCGTTACGTACTCCATCTATTTCACAGCACATCGTATGCAAACGCCTATCGTCGTCAATCTCACAACGGGCATAAAAAGGGCAGTATTTACACATTGATTTTTTCCTTGTATTTTCGCAACGCAACCGCACCTCAATAAATTCGGGTAAATCGTCATATATTATCTTCATTCTTTTACCTCCTCAACATAGCACCAGCTCTGTGGCGGTCTTGTTATTATAGGTTTTTCACATTCGTATTCCTTGCCTCGATAATGAGGGCATGGGACAAAGCAGTTATGATTGCATGGTCTTTCAAATTCGCTCAACTCTTTCGGCTTATCATAAATCACAAGGTTGGATATGCGCCAACCGTATAATTGTTTGCCTTTTCCGTATGCGATAAAATCTCTTGGCTTCAAACAGCTTGTTTCGCAGTCAACCGCATCAGCAAATCCGTCCATTTCATACCGTATCGGATAAATATTATCGCACATAAACTCGCCTATAACTTTTTTGCAAAGGAAATTATCTTGTGAATATGGGCGGCCTTCAATATCACAACAAACTCGCATTCCGTAATCATACACTATCAGTCCGTCTTGCAATCTTATTAACTCGTTTGCATATTCACGAAAACTCCCAAAATTTAATAGTTCTTCTTTTGGTGGAAGAGTACAGTAGATATAGCACTTAAACGGCGTTTCAATCTTCGGTCTTGTTTTTCTCACTTCAATCGTCTTTTTGCCGCTCGCAATAAGCTCGCAGTATTTAGGCTTAATGCTTATCATTACGCTTTTCATTCTATGGCACTCCAATCTAAAGCCTGTCCGCAATAAGTGCAGTAATTTACTATATTCATTGCGTCGATTTCTCTTTGACAATTTGGGCATTTTATATCTTCTAATGATGCCTTTTTAGATTTGCGTATAATTTTTTTCGGTATCTGCTTATCAAGAGCTTCAATAACAATTTTCATTTCTTCCATAGAGCACATACTCAAGTAAGCGTTTTCAGCTAAATCTTGAATAAAATTATTTCTGACTTCTTCGTAAGTCATATCGTTCATATTGCCATCCTTTCCATTAAATCAGCCATTGTTAGTATATACGTATCGCAGTATTCGGGAAGATTTGCTCTTACGAGTGCTGTTGCAAATGGCGGTGGAACAGCATTACCGCAACGGGCAACTTGCTTTGATTTTGGATATGTATTACCGAGATAATCTTTTTCGATAACATAATCTTTCGGAAAGCCTTGCGCTGCATATAATTCTTTTGGCTGTAGCATTCTCATTCCGATGTCGTAAATAAAATATTCCGTTCCGTCAATGTTAAAAACGATGATTTCGTTATCGTTAAGATTCCAATCCGTGTATTCGTTTAACATCGCTCGGATTTTTTGCCAATATCCAAGCCATACATCTTCGGAATACTGTTTAACATACACTTTTACAAAACTAAAATGCATTGCTCTGGCTGTAATTGTATTGAGAGGTTCATTTATACTTTTGGAGTCCATGTGATTTCTCAATACTGTTAAAAAGCAGTCATTAAGGAAATGCCTTGGCTTGACCGTCACCGTTTGCAGTGGGTTTGTAACCGTGTTAGCATGATCCGCTCCGCTGTAATACTGCGTAAGGAAAGGAGATACCATTCCAAACCTTGTCGCTCCTGCCATTACTGTATCAAGAGGCTTTACGCATTTTTGTCCCAATGAATTCTGCTGAAACTTTGTAAGAAAAGGAATTTGAACTCCGTATCTGCCCGAACTGTCAATTGTCATTATCGGCTTATTGATTTTCTGCCCTCTGACTTCGCTTTTTGCCGTTTCTGAATGGTACTGAATAAGCGAAGGGGCAATATAAGCAAAACCATGTTTCGATGTGATTGTTGGTACTTGCTTATCAAGTTTTTGCCCTCTTGTTTCTTTCCCACTATGGTTAATTTGTTCAAGATATGGTAAAACAAGATCCTGCTTGCACGAACTGACAACAGTATTGAGCGGCTTGTCAATGTCATAAATGCGAGGTAGTTGACCGTTCCGCTCTCCGTTACCGATATGCACCAAATAAGGCTTTGCTTCTCGGATAACAAATTTATCGAGTCCTCTTGCTATCCTGCGCTGAGTGTTTGGAACTAACGGTTTTGCTCTCTCAAATATAGAAGGACATGGTAGAGAAAAGTCAATGCATTCTGCTGCTGATTTGTAAGGCTTTTTCTTTCCAGTGGTCACTTCGGGGCTGTCTGCCGGTGCGTGTGTAGCTTCGGGCCATACTATTGGGTTGCCATCACATCGAGCAATAAGAAAAAATCTTTTGCGTATTGTCGGTGCTCCGTAATCACATGCTTTAAGTTCTCTGTATTCGACATCATAATCAAGAGCCTTTAATTGCTCAATAAACTGATTAAATGTTTGTCCGACTTTGCTTTTAACAGGTTTTCCTTTTCGCACAGGTCCCCAAGTCTGAAACTCTTCAACATTCTCAAGCATTATCACTCTTGGCCGTACTTTTGCAGCCCAACGCAAAACAATCCAAGCAAGACCTCTTATTTTTTTGTCAACGGGTTTTCCGCCCTTCGCTTTAGAAAAGTGTTTACAATCCGGGCTGAACCAAGCAAGTCCGACTTTTCTTCCTCGGCATACTTCTTCGGGATTGATATCCCATACCGAAGCTTGATAATGCTCTGTGTATGGATGATTTGTTTTATGCATTAGTATCGCATCGGGATCGTGGTTAATTGCTATATTAACAGGGCGTCCTGTAGCAAGTTCAATTCCGGTTGAGGCGCCGCCGCCTCCCGCAAAATTATCAACGATAATTTCATCAAATAAATCAATTTGACCGTCCATTACTTCTTTTCTCCTTATTTGTTTAACGAATTTGTCCCACTTCAATTACTGTGTATCCCTGTTTATTCATATCAACATCCGCTTTCAATTCCAAGTCTATCACAGCAAAGCTATCATCCTGCAATATCCCGGCTCGCACCAAACCGTCAAGAATAAACTTGCCTGAGTAATTATCCGGGTCCCGTCTGCGTTTATCCTTGAAGTGATAGTGCAGAGTTACTTTTGCCCTCGCTATCGGGAAAGGCGGTTTTGGATTGCAAAAAAGATTGACATATCCTGCCCAATGCTTTTTTTCCGTCTGGTATTGAAAATTTTTGTCTTTTGAGCCGTTGCCGATGTACTTGTTGTTGGTTGGCGGCACTAAAGGGATAATGTATTCATAATTCATTGAGTGCTTTTACCTCTTCTTGATGAGTTGCTAAAGCTTTATCGTTGTACGATTCTAATAAGATTCTTGTGGATTTTGGCTGCGTTGCATAGTATTTTTCAAATCGTACCCGCTCAAACTTAAGGGCTTCGTCAGACAGGTCGCGGCTCAATCTTATCATTTCACCTTGACTTCCGAGATACAATTTGAGGTCAGGGGGAAGTGTTTCCCATAGCTCGGCAACAGTAGCCCGTGCGTTTTCACCTACCGTTTTTCCGTTTTCCTCAACAACGGTGTATGTAAACCGTTGTTCCTCTCTTTCAACCTTGCGAAGTTTTGCGGTAAGGAGAGAAAAGCGCTCATATGCGGATGGAGCATAGAGTTTGTGAGCCGTTTTAATTATGTCTGCTGGGCAGGGCGGAGAGGATATATTCTGCAAGCAATCTTTCAGACTTCCGAGGATTAAAGGATCCGGAAAATCTGAAAAAACGGAACACCAAATCTTTGCAAGAGCTTTTTCGTCTGTGTCTTTCGCGAAATAGGGATAAATAATTTTTATAGCCATAAGGCATTCGGCTATGCATTTTTTAGTTGCCATTTACAAATTCTCCTAACGCTGCTGCCATTTTTTCTGTACCGCTTACTGCGTGTTGTTTGTTGTCGTAATTGCCTTCGAGGATTTTTACCGCATTGACCGGCTTTATAACCCAGTCAAAACTTGCCTTCCAATCCTTGACTCGTCCGCTTAAGAAATCCGAAGCCTCAACTTTAACAAAAAGCTGTTCCCAGTCTTTTATTTTTGAATTTTGTAAAGCCCTTCTTCGACTTTCGGTCATCTGAATGTTCGGAAGCGACACGCATATTGAATTAAACAGCTCGATGATTTTTTGCAACTCTCCGTCAGGAGAGTTATATATTTTACTTTCTTTACTTTCTTTACTTTCTTTACTTTCTTCTTTTGTGTCGGCGAGTGGCTTTTGAGTGGCTTTTGAGTGGCTTTTAAGTGGCTCAATCGGTGGCTCGTTTTCAAATGCTTCGTCTTGATATTTGCTGTAATTCAGCACTTTAACGAGGGTGTTTCGGTGGCTCGTTTGATAAGCGATTTTCGCGTCTGATTTTAGCAGGTCGAGAAAACGTTTTGTTTTATCCCTTGACCAACCAAATTGTTCCGACAATTTCCGAATTGAAGTGTAAAATTCGCCTCTGTCAACCTCGACAATTTTCTTATCAATCAATAGTTTACAAGGTCGAAAACACGCCGAAAATAAAATGTATTCAAATGCTTGTCCGTAAGAATACGGACGATCTTCCCACAACCAACAATCCAGCAAAGAACGATACGCTTTGATGTATCCATATGCCGCCATTTCATTACTCCTTAGCTTAAATTAAAACGGAAGCCCGCTGTCATCTTCAAAATCTTCGCTGTTTGCGCTTAATTCGCCGTTTTGGCTGTTTTGAGTGTAATTACTCGTCTGTGTGTCGGAACTTTCATTAAAGCCGCTCTTGGAGCCACAAAAGGACACTTTATCTGCAACTATCTCAACTGCGGTTCGTTTGTTGCCGTTCTTATCTTCATAGGAACGGGTCTGAATAGAGCCCTGAACTGCTATCATAGAGCCCTTGTGGAAATAGCGTGTGACAAAATCAGCCGTCTGGCGCCATGCAACAACGTTGATAAAATCGGTCTGTCTCTCTTCACCGGATTTTACATATGAACGGTCAACGGCAACGCAAAAAGATGTAACCGATATGCCGCTCGGAGTGGTGCGAAGCTCGGGGTCGGCAATAAGCCGACCCATTATAAAAGCACAGTTAATCATTGGTCTTACCCACTTTTGCTTTAAGTTTAACAATGTCTTCGTTGCTTTTTATGTCGGTTTCAATAAGCAACCTGTTTGTAGGTGCGTTAATAATTTTACCGTCATAAACAAAAAGACTGAATCCGGATTTTTCATCTTGGTATACTTCGTTTACATCGTCTATGATGTATTCCTTATCTGTTCCGATTACGTTAATTTTTGTCATTGCTAACATTCTCCTTTATACTGAATTTGTGATAGAAGCTTTTTGTGCCGTCCTTTTTGGTATATTGAACTCTCTCTGTAAGGATTGGCACGCCGTCTTTTTTGAGCTGTCGGATTATGTCTCTCGGGGAGTTGATATTCAACACGCTCATCATTTGTTTATAAGTAATAGAACCGTTTGCTTGCATATAATTAAGCGTCTTGTCCGTTTGGCGTTGTATCATTTTCTTTAACTTCTCCCGTCTCTTCGTCAACATCGACATAGATCGTTTCGTCTGCGACTTCATACATATCTGAAGATATTTCCGATTTTATACTTTCATCCGATGAAATAGCTCTTACGAAATCGGATTTCATCGGAGCGTATTTCAAGACCTTTTTAAGAACGGTTTTCTTGGCCATTTCTTCAAAGTTTGTCTTCCACGGAGAGTATGCAGTTGAATAGGCTCTGCTGTATTTCTCTGCATGTTTTTTTACATCGTCCATAGACATTACTTCAAAGCCGTATCCGCCCGATTTCGTCCTGAATAAGGCATAAACCTTTATCGGGTCGCCTCTGTTGCTGTCGGCGGGAATGTGTAAAAGTTTCGGTTCAAGCCCGTACTGACACTCGAAGGTATCGTTCTCATAAACGACCTGGGCTTGTACAAGTTCAACTTCGCCGCTCCGGTAAGCAAGATCTATAAGACCTTTGTAACCTATTTGGAACTGTACTTCATCAATTCCGTGATTTTTATAAGGAATTAAATAAGCCTGTCCGAGAGGAGTGTTAGGTTCAAGACCGAGCTGTGCTGCATTCATCATCGCGCCGAGAAAGGACTTAGGGGTGCAATCTGCAAGCTTAGGATTTACCGAAATAGCCGAGAGGGTCATTCGAGTAAAACGTTCCGGTGTTATTACACTCGGCAATGCTTTGGCGATTTCACCCTCCATAGACTTAATTAAGCCTTTCATGGAGACGTCTTTTTTTGTTGTAGTTGCTACTTGATTTTGGATTTTTCCCACGATGTTCATTTCCTTTCGTTAATTCTAAAAGTTCTGTATTGTGATGTTTTATAATATCCCGATAGGTCTATGTCGGGATGATCTTGTGTGAACGCTTTTACATCAAATGAATTCCTATTTCCCGTTTTCCAAGTGCACTTGAAATTATCGGATTCGCCATTTTCGGCAGCACCCATAAAAGCCTTGATTTTATTGATTTTTTCTTTTTTTAAAGCTTCAAGGTCTCGGATATTCTGCGTTATGTCAAGGTATTGTCTCAGGTCATTTTCATAGCCGATAAGGCTTACTGTAGTACCGTTGTCATCCGGATACATTTCCGCTATTGTATCGGTGGTCGAATCAGAGCCGTCAACAGGAGGTTTTGATTCTGTGTCTATGTAATGCTTGAACCTTTTCTCTTGCTCCATAAGAGCTTGAATCTCTTCCTCGTCTCTTTCAAGCGTGAAGAAATAGATCTCCCGACAATTGACAAGGACAGCAAGATAAGCTCTTTCAAGCTCCGTAACAGCAAGATAATGTGTCATCTGCGCATACCAAGCGTCGGGGAATTCTCCGCCCTTAATCTTCTTCATGTTAGGGAAGCTGTTTGTAGTCTTGATTTCAAGCAATGCTTTTTCGCCAACCACCATTCTGTCAACATTAGCTTCTGCCCACGGGTACTTATCGTTGACGAGCATGAAATTTTCTCTTCTGACTTTTTTCCCTGTTTCGTGCTCAAATTTTTTGGCAACAAACTCTTCAAGATAAGCCCCGACTTCTGTTGTTATGTTGCCTTCGAAAGGTAATGCTCTGCCTGTCTTTTCCGCCCAAAGAGTATAAGCACTCTTGTATGGATTCATTCCGATTATAGAGCCTGCCTCAGATCCACCGATATAAGCTTTTCTGAGATTTAACCATTCATCATGAGTTTTCCATTTGTATTTTGTTATCATTTCATTACTCCTAATAAGAATTTTAAAATCTTTGCTTTTAACCGCTGCTCGAAATCGATTACGTCCTGTTCATGGATGTATCCGTATATAATTGCCAAAACAATAAGTAACTCAAAAAAAGATCTAATCATTTCGCTCATACGGTTACCTCTTTAAACTTGCCGTTGACGAACATCTTTATTCCTCCTGTAATGTCTTCCAATGGTACGGCACTCCGTATTCTCTCAAATGCCACTCGTCAAATTCCTTACGATGCTCGGCATCTTCATAGTATCGGTAAACAGTCCTGTAAAGAATGCGAGCTAAGCGGTTCAACTTTTCTTGCATATTATTTTCGTCCATAATTACGCTCCTTTCTTATGTGAAGTAATCGCCGTTTCAGTACCTTGTGAAATCACACTACTCTCAAACCCGAACTTTTAAATTTTAAAAGTCAGTGCGTAAAAAAATATGGCTCAATTTCGCTTAACGGGATGTGTAACATCTGCATAATGGCTTCGATTTGCGGTACTGAGAAGTAAGTTTCTGATTTCAGTTTGTTCCTTAATGTAGTCTCGCTTATGTGGGCGAACGCTGCTACATTTGCTTGCGTCAAATGTAGCTCTCTTATTCTGCCTAAAAGTTTGGAGTAATCGTACTTGATTGATTCCATTTTTTCACTCCTTTCAAAAAATAATTGACAAATTATGACTTACAATATATACTTAATATGGAATCCGCATTGAGAGCGTCGGCGGTCAGTTCCGCTCTCAATGGTAAAGTTACTGGGTTTCCGCTTCGTCCTGTTCGTGGCAGGACGATTTTTTTATCTCTTCTTTCAGTCTCTCGACTTCTAACAGAAGCTGTTGATTATGCTTAATCAACTCTAAAAGTAAATCTGCGTAAGTCATAGGCATCACTCCTTTGACCGCCTTGCAATCTCTTGATTGCAAAGTTATTATAACACTTTTGAAATTCAAAAGTCAATAGTTTTTCAAAAGTTTTTTTGCTTTTTTGGCAAAAAAACTTGCGCTTTTCAAAAAACAATGTATAATATGTTCGAGGTGAAAATATGATTAAATTTAGTGAGCGCTTAGATGAAGCACTCAAAAAAAGAGACGTTTCGCCAGCTGAACTTGCTCGTAGAATAGGTGTAAATGAGGGTACTATTTCTAATTACAGAAGAGGTAGGTACTCGCCTAAACAAAATCGTGTGGAAGAGATAGCAACTGCTCTCGGAGTATCAATCGCTTGGCTTATGGGAGCAGATGTACCCATGCATAAAGAAAAATCCTCTCCGGAATTATCCGAAGAGGAAAAGGGGCTGCTTGAACTATTCAGGGGTCTTCCCGAGGACAAGCAGAAGATGGTTCTTGAGATGTTGAAGGCTGCTCTTTCAACGAAATAATAATCTCAAGAGCCTTTATGAGAGCGTATTCTTTGTTAGGCGCAGAATGAATTATATCTAATAATTCATTTTCGTACAGTGTCATTTTTACGCTCCTTTCAGAACATCAGAACAAATGTTCGATTGAAGAATATCACAAGTTAATTTCTTTGTCAATAGTTCTCTGTACCAATAATGGGACTCAGGGCTGTAAGTTAAGTTTTATTGTAAACAGGAAAAGGAAAGATTTTGAGGTGGTATAATGCTCTCATTTGCGGAATTAAAAGCCATTATAAAAGCCAAAAAACAATTTGAAGTAAAAAATATCCCAATATATAAAAATGGCGTTATTTATGCTGTTTCAGGCTTTAGTAAGAATTCCTTATATGAACACAGAAAAATATATTATACTGCAAATATTATAATTTCTGACGGTAAGGTCTATAATTTGAATGATGTTGAAAGTTGTAAAACGCTTGTAGTGCCAAAATTCGCATTTCAAAATGGCGGACTGCCAAAAGTTACAGAAGATTTATCTTATGTTCTTTTGATGTATGTATGTAAACTGGAAAATATTAAGATATCGAAAATTCTTGTGCCAATTACATACAATATGATGAAAGCTTCACCTGCAGGTTATACAAGAAAAGATTTTATGAGGTTGGTTATTAAATTATGGAAAGACGGATGGCTTGACGATGGAGACAAATTAAAGGCACAAATCGATAATAAGAATGATGTTACAGAACAAGAACAAACTAATGATATATTGAAAAGAGCAAAATTATTTAATACAGATTTAGTTGAATGTTCCGTTCACTTCGCAACTTGTTCAGAGTGTGCAAAGTTGCAGGGGAGAGTATATTCAATTTCCGGTAAAAGTGAAAAATATCCTAAACTTCCGGATAGCGTATTGAAATATGGCGGCTTTCACAAAGGGTGTAGGCACGTATTTTTTCCAGTCATTGAAGGATGTTTTTCTATGTCAAAGTATTCAACGGATAGAGCCGAATTAGTTGAAGTTGACCCGGTTTTATATAGTAATAGACCGTTCGTTGATGATAGAACGGAAAAAGACAAAGAAGAGTATGAACATTATATTATTAAAAAGCAAAACGATATCGACTATGAAAAAATGCAAAGAAAATATTATGAATATAAGCATATATGCACGGGAAAGCCGGTGTCGCTAAAGAAATATATGCAAATAATGGGGTTTAAAAGGATAAAAAAATAAAAAAACACCCCCTGCTGGAACAGGGGGCTGCATTAAAAACAAGAGTACGAAAATGACACTGTACGAACTCACGCCGTTTTCAATGCTACATTTATTATAGCATTGAAACCCATACTCCGCAAGTGTATTTTTGTACACAGAAGGAGGATATAAGGCAATGAATGTTGTTCTATATATGAGATACAGTAGCGATAGACAAACGGAGCAGTCTATAGAGGGGCAAAAGAGGGTCTGTATGGACTTCTGCGAGCGACAAGGATATAACGTCGTTGGAGAATATATAGACCGCGCAACGTCCGCTTATAAGGAAACTGCGAAGCGTACTAACTTCTGCCGGATGATACGGGACAGCAGTAACGGGTTATGGCAGGGGGTTGTTGTCTATAAGCTTGACAGATTCGCCCGCAATCGCTATGACTCCGCTACCTATAAAGTGCGCCTGAAAAAGAACGGGGTCAAGGTTATATCCGCAACAGAAAACATATCCGACAGCCCTGAGGGCGTTATACTTGAGTCAGTCCTTGAGGGAATGGCCGAGTTTTACTCTAAGGAGCTCTCGCAAAAAGTGAGCCGAGGTCTGAATGAGTCGGCACATAAGTGCAACAGCACCGGCGGTGCAATCCCTTTGGGGTACAAAACGGTCGATAAAAAGCTTACTGTTGACGAGCTCAACGCGCAAATAGTCAAAGAGGCGTTTGACTTATATGCAGGAGGGGCAACTATCTCCGAGATATGCGAAAAATTCAACAGTCAAGGTTATCGCACCAAAAAGGGAACTGAGTTCAATAAAAACTCGTTTAAAACTATGCTTAGAAACGAGAAGTATATAGGGACATATACATATAAGGATATTCGTATAGAGGGAGGTATTCCTGCTATTATAGATAAAGAAACATTCGAGACTGTGCAAAAAAGGCTCTCTGCGAACGCACAAGCTCCTGCACGTGGTAAGGCAAGAGTGAATTACCTATTATCTCAAAAGCTGTTCTGTGGGCATTGTGGTGCTAATATGACGGGCGATAGCGGAAGAAGTAAAACAGGGGAGACCTATTATTACTACTCGTGCAGCACTCGTAAGCGTTTCCATTCGTGCAAGAAAAGAACAATACGCAAAGACCTTATAGAGCGTATAGTAGCTGAGAACGCTATGCGGTTAATCACCCCTGAAATGATAAACACTATCGCAGATATGGCTATCAAGTGTAATAGAGAGGATATAGAGAGTGACGCTATAATCCCGGCATTGACTGCTGACTTAAAGGAGATAAATACAAGCATCAAAAATCTGCTTAAAATGGTAGAGCGTGGTGTTGAATCGGAGACTCTTGACTCAAGGCTCAAAGAGTTAGAAAAAAGAAAAAAGGACACCGAGTTGAGACTCGATGCCGCTAAGAGTGAATATCTCACATTGGATAAGACCGTCATTGTGGGTTGGTTATCTCAGTTCTTGAGTGGTGACATAGAAGACGAGGACTTTCGCAGACATTTGATTGATACGCTAATCAATTCTGTCACGGTATGGGACGAGCCTGACGGAGGATACAAGATAACAACCGTTTATAACCTAAAAGGGAACACTCAAACATATAGAGTTAATGCCGACGGAAGTTCGGATATGAAACGTAATTCTCCACCAAAGGAGTATAATCCGAACTCTTTGTTCTTTTTTAAGAGCTTGTTTGGGTATACGATAAAATACCGAGTAGAGTAATCTACCCGGTATTTTATTTTTTATTAGGCTTTATCCAATTACACTCTCTTAAGATACTTACCCGCGCACATCCAGTTGCCGCTTTCCAACTGACACCAATTGCCCTGTCGAGCGACAACGTAGAAGATTTCACCTCTTGAGAACTGCCCGACTCGGCGATACCTTACAGACGGCCCTTTTCTGACATATAACATCTTGCACGTCATAGTGTAGGCTGTGCCTCTGTGTGACGGAGCAGGTGCCGCAGACACATTGTTCGCATATGTACCTTTGGCGTTCAGAACGCCGCAAAACTCGGCAGGATTTATGCGCGTAACCGTGCCCTGCCCTGTGCGAACCTCATAATGAGTATGCGCACCGAAGCTGTTTCCGGTGTTACCCATTATGCCGACAACATCCCCCGCGGATACCCTCTGACCCTTATGCATATAGATAGACGCAAGATGCGCATAGAAGTGTCTCTTGCCGGTTGAATCGGTTATAACAACAAGGTTGCCATAGCTCTGTGTGCCTGTTTTGGTTTTGCCGTCCCAGACGGAAACCATTGATACTGTGCCGCCCTCTACCGCGTGGACGGTTCTATCATCATCTCCGACTATGTCTATACCGCCGTGTCCCTTTTTGGTATTGACGTTATAGGTGTACGGCTGCGTTACGCGGTTGCGCCCTGAGAAAAGCATTCCTGCCGCATATCCGCCCGTTTCTTCATTCTGTCTTACATCATCTGCCGTGCCATATGTAAGCGCTCTCTTCGAGTCCGACAATCCCTCTGTTGTCGGATCGACAAGAATGCCGAGAGCAGACAACAGATTGACGACAAGCATTAAGCCGCTTGTCAATGTATCCTCGCTCACCTTAGGTACGACATCGAACATTCCGAGTATCTGATACACGGTTGCTAAGAGAAGTGTTGCCAACGATACAACAAACGTCTTGTTTTTGAACCTCTGCTTTAAATTGATTTTCATATTTTTTATGCTCCTTTATGTAAGTTTTCTAAATCATCGATCCGATGATTTATGACTTTTATGTCTCTTTCTATAACGGGTATACGCTGCGCGAAGTTGTTATGCAATCTCACTTCGCGTGTAAGCTCTTCTATCTTTGTATCGATAACAGCTTGATTGCGCTCAAGCTGTGCGGTCATTCTGCGAGAAGTGCTTACAGACGTAATAATCACGCCTAAGAGGGCAAGTCCGCCCGATATAAGCGCGACAGCTACTGCATCACTCATTTACTGCCTCGCTTTCTAAAATATTTTTAACAAATTGAGTAATCCTGAATATTCCTCCGCAGTTAAAACCTTCTTCGCAAGAATATCTAATGATTCTATCGGAATAGCGGATTTACCTTCTTTATGTAGTTTGAATTGAAGTATTATGAACTCTTTCATTGATTTTCCTCCTTGATAGAAAGCATCATCAAATCTGCAACAGCACTTTCAAGGGCTTCAAGTCTTTGAGAATCTGTTACTTGATTTTGGAGGAATTCTCTTTGCTTTTCGAGTTTATTATTGAAGTCTTGGATAAGCTTCATTGCTGCTTCATATTCGACCTTGTTATCTTTCTTGCTTAGCTCCATTATTCTATTTCCCCCTCTACTGTGATTGAAAATCCTGTAAGCATTGCATCTCCTGTTGAAATCAATAATTGTGTTCTCTTGTTGTTAGCTTCATTTGTTTTGAAGAATAACTTTTTATCTGTACTCTGCAACTGGGAGTAACACTGAATTGGATATGTAGCTTTGATACCGGAGAGGTCAAATGAGTTTGTAAATGTAACAGAATTTATCGGTTCCCAACAAACTCCAGTTGAAGTACCTTCCATATTATATGAACGTCGGTCATCTGCTACTGTTATACTAAAATCATTCTGGATTAAACCTTCATATCTTGGATGTTTTATTTGGGCAGGTTCATTTTCTGTAGTTGGGTCAATGACACAGGCGGGGTTTGAACCGGAACTAAGTAACAACCCTACGGCTTCTCCCCTCACTATTGTTTCTTTCGCTGTTAAAGAATTGTTTGAGTTGTTAAATCCAGTTTGTGTGAAACATCCTATAGTAGTATAATTGTTTCCTTTAATTAGGTTACCATCAGCTGAAAATATAACAGCGGCACCCCACATATTATTTTTATATACTGGATTTGGCGAATTCTTTATGTCCATATTGACAGCTCTTGTAGAAATTTTTATTCTTAAATTCTTAGTGTTGTTGGGGATGCTACAACTAATAAGTTCGTCGCTATTAAGATGAGGTTTCCCAAATATCGCTGTGTTACTTGCAATATCTACAGATATACAATGAATCAATTCATAGTTGTCGCTCCAAGCATTGTTACGATTAAATTCTAATGTGTCATCAACAAATATGTCGGCACCATAAGTCAATTTAAATTTTGTGTCAGCAGTATCAGTATACTTAATAAAGTAGAAAGTATCTGCTTTGAGCTTACTCACATTGCCTGTTATAATAGTAGGTTGAGTATCAAATGGCATTGCAGACGCGCGATATTCCCATTTCCACTTTTTATTGTTGACATAAACATCCCAGTTTATATACTTATTAGGAATTTGGTTTACGTGGTCTATCATGTTTTTGAAATTTTTGAATTTAACTTGAGCTGCATATTTTTCATTTCCACCGTATCCAGGTCCAATTACATAGCAAGCGTTTGGAGTATTATGAATAATGGCAGTACCTTGTTCTATATCAGTTATCTCTAATGTAATACCAAATATAATACCAACATTTTCTGCATCTTCTCCCATTCCCATTAACTCATTAGGAACATCCGCATCTACCGTTGTATATTCATCTTCAAACATTTCTCTTATATTTACAGATTTAAAGAATATATTAGTACCCGAGCTTTGAAGCTCCCCATTGTCATAAACTTCGTAGTCTAACTCTTGTCCGTCTGTAAATTGAGATAAATCAGCATCAGGCATTGGAATAGAAACATAGAATCCTTCGCCTGTTGCCTCATTCGTAATTGGAACTGTAAATTCCCATACATCAGATTCAATCTTTTCGCTATAGAACGGTCGGTTCTTCACATAGGACGGATTTGCGGTATCATTCACATTCCAATCTGATTGAGTCTCTCTTAACTCTTTAAGCTTTTTGAGTTCTTCTGTGATAACCTTATTTTGTAATGGATTATCCGATTTGTCTGATAACTCGGTATCTACTGTTACTTTGAGACTATCTGCATATTGCTTGGCCGCAAGAGCAGTAGGATAACCTTCATCGTGGTCAGTTACTTCGTTAAGACTTTTTATCCTGTTTTTTTTAAGCTCAATTTCATTTGCTGTCGCTTCAAGTTTTATAGCCATTCTATTCTATCATCTCCTTATTTAATGAATGCTGAGCTTTCGCGGATTTCGACTTGTGCGGTGTTGTTATATCCGAAGCTTATTTCCATCTTGGTTATAATACCGGTTATCTGACCGTCATAAGCTGTTGTTATGGTAACCATATCTCCGGCTTGGAGATTTTTAAGATTATCTTTTAGAATTATTGTCGCAGTTACAATCCCTGTACTTTGAATGTGCTTTTGAATGTCAGATACCTTTTGAGTTACAATCAGGTTAGCACTGTCAATGGTTTCTCCGGATAGTGTTGAAGAATTATATGTCCCGGCTTTAATAAGGTCAAAGATGAAGCTATGGGGTGAATCGAGGCCAAATTCTTTGGCTGTCTTTGCTTCAAAATTCCTTATTCCCACGCATGCGAACTTGTTATATTCTTGACTACGCTCTGTTATGGTTGTGTGAGTGCCGGGAGAGAGAATTTCTGTAGTTTCGGTTAAGTTCTGGCTGCCGAATACAGATATGTTTGATGTTGCTTCTTGCGATTGATACTCAAAATAGTTAGCTTTCCACTTTACGTTCTTATATTTTTCATTGTTAATATCCGCCCAAGCAGGGGGAGAGCCATAATATATCTTGCGTAGTGTTGAAGTGGAAGGAAGAGTTATGGTCCCAAGCACATTACCGCTTGTGCCCCAATCTATATTTTCAACAGGGTGCGTCCAATAGGCTTTCGTTATTATATCCTGTTTCTGGTAGATCGCGTTACCGATAACGTAATCAGAGGGAATCGTAACCGTTACAGCACTCGGAATGCTCCGCAGATATATATCATCTCTTCTCGCTGTGTCAATCCATCGGCAGATGGACCAAGCAAATTCGCAAAGAAAGAAACGGAGAGATTGAGCCGGCACAAGTCCTAACACGCCATAATTCGGTTCGGCCTTTTCATTTTCCAGTTGAATTTCCAATTTTGCTTTGGATTTTAGCTCGTTTTTCAAAGAAGACCAAGTGGTAAAAGGACCGTTAAGAAATGAGATGTCACAATCATCGAAAGAACACTTATCAAGGATTCCGATGGCATTAACGCATTCAAGGGTGTATACCTTTTCAGTTCCGGAATAATTCTGGCTGATTTTATCTACTTTATCGGTCCAGAATGTACCAAAATGTTCATCGTTCGAATACACGCTTAATTTACTTCCCGGAGCCAGGTCTTGCTGACTCACGACTGAAAAATCGAATTCGTTGATAGGTAAATCATCGCTGAGAATGTTCATCTCCTCGATTAAGTCTGCAGATAATATTTTTTCAAATTGAATGAGCTCTCCGCCTATTATTACTGATGTAAATTGAACATCTTGCGGAGTTCCGTCCCAAGTGAATTTGATTGATATTTTTTTAGCTGTAGTAGCGGTTGTAGGTATCAATTTAATAATAGGGGACTGTATCACAAGACTTGTCGAAGATTGCCACCCATCGTCATCTTTATACATTTGAACACAAGAAGAGTCTTGATTGTCAAACTTAGGAGTTATGGTTACATTTTCATATTTTGAAAAGATGAAAAAAATTCCGTGGCTTATATCCCATCCGTCATTAGGATGATTGAAACTAAGCGTCACTCCATTGCTTTGTGTTATATGCGCTTTGAATCCGGTAAAATCAGAGCTTGATAGCGTTGTTTTGTTGAAGGCTGAAACTGCATCATTTAATGTACACTTGTATTGGCTCCGACCGTAAATTCCAAAACTTATATATTTGAGTTCTGACGACCCTGTCGAATATCTTATATTAACCATATGACACCCCCGTTATTGTGTTTGGCGAGGTTGCCAATCTTTGCGGTCTCATTGATGTAAAGGTTACAGAATAAGTCTTATCCCATTCGTTATGTCCTCTCTCGGAAGTGATGAGCTTACTTTTTACGGATGAAATATAAAACTCATTTGAGATTGTGCCATTGCCAAAAGGAACTGTTATGGTATGGTTGTTAATCGGGTTTGTCAATACGATAAATAGCGCTTCCCACTCTGCATCGGAACAGCCTTTGTCTCTTCGCAAGTCGCCGTCATAGTTATAAAAGGTACCGACATAATCTAAGTACATTGCTTTTGTATTCTGTAATCTTCCCGAAGCATCTCCGTTTATAATTTCCGCGTTGCGTTTGAGCGTGCTTTCAATCCAATTAGCTTTATAGTTAACACCGTCTATTGTTATCATGTATTGCCTCCGACCCATAATGTACTTCTGTTTTGCTCTCTTTTGATTTCGGGATTCATAAGTCTAACAAGCTGCGCCATTGTACCTGTGAAGTTAACCGTGATGTTACTATTGCTTTCTTCTCGAACAATCTGTCGTATAAGGTCTTCAGGCGCTTCAAGGTTTGTTTTGCCCTTCGGCTGGTCTCCGAGTACAGCGGGGAAGGGCTTGCCACCCGGAATAACGGCTCCGCTCGCGAGAAACGATACATGCGGAATATGTGGGATACCGTAATTAGAAGTATCAATGCCCGCCCAACTAAAAAACGACTGGGCCCAGGGCTTATTAAACAACCCTTGTAGCATGCCGTTGGCCTTATCTATAAGTCCGTTGAGCGCGTCAATGACTCTGTTTACAACGCTGACTATCATATCCTTATTTCCGGTCTTAATGCCCGTCCAAAGGTCGCTCACAATATTCAGAATATCCTCTTTTATTTTTTTGACTTTCTCGACAAGAGTGTTCCAGTCATAAGTTGTCCCGGAACACATCTGGGATATACCGTTAAGAATCAAAGCAAGACCTATAGGAATTCCCACGCCGGTCAAGCATAGGATAACACCTAATACAACCATGCCTAAGCCTGCGAATACTCCAATGATTTTTGCGAAAACATCCTTTACCCCTTGTCCGATTTTGGTCCAGTCAAGCGTGGCGGCAGCAATGCCAAGAACAGATATTCCCGCAACTATCGCTCCTATGCCAAGAGGAATAACTCCGCAGCACAATAATATGATTCCTATAACGAGCAACGCAGCCCCGGCAATCCCGAGTATGGTTTGTATCGTCTTTTTTGTTTCGTCACTCATCTTATCCCAATTCGGAATGACATCACGGACAAGAATAACAGCTCCTGCAGCTATTAAAGCAAGCCCGAGAGGAATGTTAACGCCCGAAAACGCAAGAATACAACCAAGGGCGAGGAGTGCTCCTGCGGCGATTGCCTCTATTTTAAGCAGTTCATCTTCTGTCCAAGAAGCAGCGTCAAATTGATTATAATCCGGCGTAACATTACTTGTAGTTGTATCCTTTTCGGAATTTATCTGTTGCAATGTATCCCATGACGCCAGTGTTTTTTTTGCTTCCTTGCTTGCCTTTTGAGATTGCTTCGCAAATTTTGCCATCTCATTAACATTTTTATGCATAACCCTTGCAAGCACATTGGCGATAAGTTGTGTTATAATAGTTACCTTTTGCAAAATCCATTCAATAACAGGCTTTGCGGTTTGGAATAAGGTTTCGCCTATTACAGCAAGGTTTCCCTTTATCTTTGTTAGATATTTGCTGAGCGCATTGTCTTTAAGTATTTTATCTGCAACTATTGAGCGCAGCGCGGTTAAAGCTTTAGTGATAACGGAAAAAATGAGTGCACTCTTGGCAAGTCCGGATATACGCTTTGCCAACTTTGTAAAAGCATTATCCGTCTTTTTTGTATGGTCGGCGGTCTTTTTTGAATTAGATGCTATTTGGTCTCCGACCTCAGCGGTTTTATCTTTTTGTTCTTGAAGTTTAAGATTTTGTTTATCGAGTGTAGTTGTAAGATTTCGCTCGTTGTTATATGCTCTGTCTCGAGCTTCATCAAGTGCTTTAACTTCTTTCTCTTGAGCCGCAAGCTGAGATTCGACAGATGATTTTCCGCCCCACGAAATAAGTTGGTCGGGTGTTGCCTTACCGCTATTTATGAGGGACAGCTTTCTTTCCGTTTCTTTTGCTATGCGAAGTTGCTCCTTGCGAGCTTCGTTAATTTCAAGTTGTTTTTGTTTTTCGGCTTCGATTTGTGCTTTAATGCGTTCAGCCTCTTTCCTTATAAGCTCTTCTTTGGACTTGCTTTCTTCCCATAATCGATTGAGTTTCCTTTGCTTCGCTTCCGCTTCGGATATGTCCCAATCAACATCAAGTACTAAATCAGCCATTTTTATCCCCCCACAATACAGCTTCAAGCTCAGTATCCCTTTCGTTATCGAGGTCTATATCTGTCTTGTTAGCTTTGTAAAACTCTTTGTCCGCTGCATCAAGCGGCTTGCCTCTTGCGATTTTATCTCGAATTTCTATAATATATGATATCTGACATTGTCCTCGCTCAGCGAAGTACCCAAGGAAAGTCCACCAATGCAGGTATGGAAGCTCTCTGACATCTTCTACCGTTTTTACACGGCGATTTACCGCCGACACCACATAGTTATAATCTTTAGCCCAATCTAACAGCTTGGATGGTGCTTTTTCTTTCTCAGAATATTCTTTTCCCCAATCTATAAACCATATAGCCTTTTTAACCGCTTCCTCAAGGTCGCCGAGCTCGCTTATATCATCTTCGGCATAAAAATTAGTTAAGAGAACAAAGTTTTTTTCTCGTGGAGATAGTTCGGGGTCGTTAAGTGCTGACATTATCGATATAATATCCCTGAAATCGCTGTTAATCGAGCGATTGACGCCATTAACTTCTAATTCTTTAGGAAGGTCAAGAACCATTGTTATTTACCTTTCTTTGAATACTTTCCCTTTAGAGCCGTGTATTTTGCAACCTTATTCTTGAGCTTATCGACTCGGACATTGTATTCCGCTTCGATAACCGGATACAAAGCGATTAGAAAGTCCTCAAAATAATAATTGCCGCTCTTCTTTGAAACCGAACAACAATTTGCCTCACCGAATGCGGCCTTGCATATATCGTAAAAATCGGGCTCGTTTTCGCTGCAAGTGTTAAACGCTGCATTTATGATTTTACGGACATCTATATCCGTTTGCTTAAGTAATGCAACATCGTCTTCAACGTTGCCTGTTTTTACCTTGTCTATATCTTCAAGTGTTTTCACACCGAATTTGTTGTTCATTTTAGTAAAATATGAGTTGAGGGAGTCCATAGCAGCCGATAAACGAACGGGAAGATTTATGTCGCCCGTATCTATAAGAATTGTTCGGTCGCTCTTACCGAGTCGATATTCGACCCTGTTGTCGGATATATCAAAATTTATAACATTTGCCATTTTATTACTCCTAATTCGGCAAGGACGGTACAACACCATCCTTGCCAAAAGTATTTGGATTTACGCCGTAGGTGTATTTTCCTTGAACTCAGGCTTGGCCAAACTCGATACGGTACCGAATTTTCCTCTTGAAATACCCGAGAATGTAACATCGGCCATTGTATAGCTCTGTCCGCCCATATTGTCGAGCTTGAGGCGAACACCGGATACGTTTCTTGCGAAGAACTCGCCGCTTTCGTTAACCAGCCAAGCGCTAACCATAAGAAGTTCATAGTCTTCAAGCTCGCTTTCGAGCCCCGCAAGAGTATACATCCACGCTGTATCGAGGAACGGCGAGGCGCTCGGATTGTTATGGTATTCGCTCATTGATATCTGCTCATCCTTTGAGATGATATCGTTATACACATTCCCGAGTACGTCTCTTACAGAATTTTCATTGTAATTGTTCTCGATTGCGGCGCTTTCTTGCTTGTAGCCGAGCGGAATAAAATCGCCCGTATTACCTTTTCTACCGAAGATAATAAACAATTCACGCTTGACATCTCCCGTTCCGCTATGCTTGAAAGTATCGAGAAATGTTTTTAACTGTGTATCTGTCATTTAGAAATCTCCCTTCGTATATATTTTTTTAGGTTGTCAACCAACTCTTGGCCGTGAAGTTCGGCGGCGACCTGCGCCCATCTTGCTTGCGCCAAGGGGTGTTGGTCTTTGGTAAAATTAAATCCGTCTCCGTAATACATATTAGAAGCATACGGAGCCTTAAAGTGTATGTTTTGGTCAATATTTTCAAGCCCTGTCTCCATAGCGGTTTCGGGCGAGTGTTGTATTTCTATATCCATTGTACTGGCAAGTGTACCCGTAACGAATGGAATATATGGAAACATTTTTCTGTACCATTCTATTAAAAAATAACGCTTTACATCGGGCGAGGTCGCCTTTTTCAAAGCTTTTTCCATATAGAACGAAACATCTTGATTAACTGCCATAATCAAGCACCTCACATATTATAGGAAGCGAGTATCGTGCAATTGCCGGAGTTGCAGTATTATCAACGCTCGGTGTGCTTGGAGATGAGTATTCCGTATAAACATCTTGAACAATGCAATTTGTGCCGAAATCGGGGTAATTGCCGTTTTTGCGCTGCTCGGCAATCCAATCGATGAGTTGTCTTGTCTCAAGGAGATTTGCGACATTTTCGTTCTTGTCAACCATTGTCTTTACAAGCTGGTTAAAAGATATACTTTTATAGTCAAACACAGTAAAGACAACACGGTGCAAAACAGAGCCGTCAATGTAGCATTTATCCTGTGAGCGGGAGATTTGCTGCGTTACAATCTCGATGTTGTCTTTTTGTGCTTGCAGAGCGTTTGCAAAAACTTTGTTTTTTCGGACATAGGGACATGTCAAAAGCCATTTGATAAACGGTGTGATATAATCCATGTCATTCTCCTTTGATAAAATAATGAGCGTTGGGTAGGTCCGTATTATCGTTAATAGAGACTATTGTTGCGATACCTTGTTTGTATAGCGCCAAGAAGTCATTAAGGCGATGTCCGTCTTCGAGTTCGTTAATCTCAAATGATACATCGCCTTTGATAACAATATCACCCGTTTGAAGCGTAAAGGCGTTTGACTTGTCAGCCAAACCTTGCCATTCAAGAGGGGACATATAGTCTTTTGATTGAGGTATTCTGATTATGTGATTGTTGCTCTGTAATGTCACATTGGAAACAGTAACTTTATTATTTGTTTCTTTCCAGAAGCAGTTGTTAAGGACTCGCCTGTAATAGTGTAGCAGTCCGTCACCGTCTTCGTATTTGTTGTATATAGTAACTGTTTTGTTCCAATAATTAAGCATTCTTAACCACCTTCAAACGGTCATAATCCTCGCTTTCACTCTCGACCTTAACCATAAGATAATCGTAACCATCTGCGCTTTCCGGCTCATACTCGCCGATTCCATCGACACCTTGATAGAGGATGTCCGTAGAAGCGAAATAGCGATAGATAATATCGTATTCCGCTTCGGTTGCCTCTTGTGTGCTTTGGTATGTGACAGAGTATCCATCGTTTGAGACGCTTTTTAGTCCTGCGTTTTGCTCCTTTTCGCTTTCGCAGTCAATTAAATCAAACATACACCTTCTTACACGGTTGTCGGGAACCTTTATTCTGCCAAAAGTGTAAGAGTTAAGAGTTTGTTCCGCCCTATAAGAGAGGCGGTTGAAATCTGTTTCAGCAAGCGTACCGCCCATAGCTTTATACTCTTCAAATGTCAAAAACATTATTCAACCGCCACCTTTCTTTAAGCTGCTGCGTGCTTACGAACGAGGGCTGCATCGGCATTTGTTACCGTGTACCCTGTGTTCATTTCGCCCTGTGCCTTTGAGCCGACAAAGTTTTCGCTGTCAACAAGACGGAAGGCCTCAAGGTTTGAAACGATTGAGAGCGCTTCAAAGTTATACATGATGAAATCAACCTTATCAAATGCAACGGTCTTAAGAGTACCGGTTTTGTCGTAATATTTTGCGCTGGCTGCCGATAAACCGTTATCCTCGATGATATTAAAACCGAGGTATCTGCCGATAGCGCCGGTTGCCGCAACATTGTCGTTAAGAACGGGCGTAAATTTATCGCCTGCAGCTTCAAGCAGCGCTGCATAATATGCAGGGGAGCAAAGTACTGTATTTGCTTTTGCTTTCTTTTCGGAAAGCTCTTTGCGAGCGGCTATAAGGGCAGCGACCGCATTTGACTTTGTTATCGCTGTAGTTGCGGCAGAAGCGGTGCCTTCCTGAACAAGACAAGCATTACCGGACTGCCCCCAGCCTTCGCCTATATCGTTCATAACTCCTGCAAGTTGTTCATTTGCAACAGCAAATGAAACAGCATTAGACTGTACGCCGTATATTTTTCGTGACTTCTGGAAGTTGTTGTTCAGAAGTATCGGTATAAGCGTATCCTGGCTTGCTTCGTCCGCAAAGTCTCTGCCGGGTGTGCCGGGTTCTGCTGCCGAACCTGTAAGTTTGTGAACATAGATTGCTCCGGCAGGACCTTCTTCGTATTTATCGGTGAATGTTACACCGGGTACGAAAACTCTGTCATAATAAAGATTAGGCTCAACGATTGAGGAATACCTTTCGTCAACATTGAGTGCGCCATAAATAATACTCATTGTAAGTAATTCTCCTTTTTAATTATTTCTTGAAAAACGGGTTGTTCTTGTAATACTCGGCAAGGTAAGCTTCATCGCTCGTTTGATGATGTGAGTTACCTGCGGACGGATTCTTGAACCTTTCGTTTTTCGGTGTGAATATGTTTTTATCTTTGGTAATGTTCTCATATATTTCCGCATCGCTTTTACTTGCATTGTTTTGGTCTGCAACAGCCTTCTGGAACTCAGAGAACATCCAACTTTCAGTACCTTCGTTGAGGTAAGTACGGTCTCCTTTCAGCGCGTCAAAGCGAGTTTTAAGCTGTTGAGTTTTCTTCGCCTTATCTTCGGCATCTTTTCTGTCCTGGTCGGCTTTCTCGTAATCTTTGATTCGCTGATTAAGGGCGTCAACATCGGTTGTTTTGCTCTTTAAATCTGTAATGGTTGCGTTTGCAGTTGTGAGCTGGTCTGTGAGAGAGTTTACTTTTCTCTCAAACTCAGCTACAGCCTTGTAATTCTTACTGTGCTTCTGCCTTAAACCGTCTTTCTTCTCTTCCGGTACTTCGATACCTTCTTCTTTCAAGATATCAATTAAATCTTGCATAATAAACTCCTTTTTAACTGATGAGTCAGTTATCTCATTTGATTAACGGGTTTTGTCCCGTGATTTTATATTTAACAGCTAAAAAGCTGAAAAACAGCATTAAAAAAGCACCTTGCCATAAGCGTGATGCTCAATAAAGTTGATTGACTTTTCTGCGAAAACGGCATATAATATAATTGGTTAGGGGAATTGATTAGCCTGGAAATTTAGCCCTTTACCCCGAGAACACGGACTTGGCCTGTGTTCTCATTTTTTATATCTAATTATCTTTATGACTTTATTTTCTTTTGCAATAAGAATGTCGAAACCGCTGATGTCGCTCCTTTTTGCTCGTGATTTAAGTTGTTTTTCAAGATCGGTTAGTTTTACCTCGTTTGAAATTTTAAGTATAACTCCGCCTGGGTTACTCTGAATTTGCGAAATCGCTTTTCTAAGACCATAGTCTCCACTATTGACCGAAGAAACATTCTTTAGTTCCCAAAAGCGTTCTCGCCAAATATAATCAGATGTCCTAACATTTTGTTT